AGATGAAAATGGAAAGCCCAGATGGCACAAAGTTGAGAAAACAGCTGAGACAGGATTTTATGAAGAAGTCTTCGTTGGAACAAGGGAAGTACCGATTCACGATCATACCAAAGCTCCCAAGAAAAAAGTCCAATCTTGGGTGGCCCTCTGGATATACGCTGTTAAGCTAGGCTCTGTCGAAGAGATCCACGAAAAGTTTTTCCAAAAGAAGGAAGATGCTCCAAAGCCGATGCCTAGATTGCCAGGCTCTCCACCACGTGGGGAGGCTTTATGATGATCAAAATGCCTCATTCCATAGATCTTGAAGAGCGCCTTTTGGGCTGTATGATTAACAACAGGGAGATTGCTGAGGATGCTGTCGATAGTCTTAGCAAGGAAGTTTTTTATGATCATAAGCACCAATCGCTATTTTTGAATATCAAAGATCTTGTTAGTAAGGATAGATCTGTTGATGTAGCGATTTTATTAGAAGAGCTTCGCAAAAGCAATGGGAGTTTTTCAGCCAATGATTTTGAGTTTTTGACAGGGCTCTCTCAAAAAGCGGGGCTAAGCACAAACTATGAGGAATATGTTAGAACTTTAAAAGATCTTTTTCTTCGTAGAAAGGGGATACAAATCTGCCATGGCCTAATCCCAGAGCTAGAGAAGGGGACAAAAGAGACAGAGCAATCGATTGATCAAGCAGTAAAAGGGCTAACAGGGCTAGAGCAAACAAACGTTTCCATGCGAAGCCTAGAGGAGATTATTCATGAAGAGAATATTATTGCTGAGCTATCTGCTAGGCAGGCTTATTATCAGGAAAACAAAAGAAGACTTCTTCCGAGAAATGTTATCAACACAGGAATTTCTGAGATCGACAATACCCTGGGTGGGCTTTACCCCTCTAGGCTATATATTTTGGGTGCTAGACCTGGCCTTGGAAAAACAGCTTTAGCTCTAAACATTTCTCTTTATGCAGCAGCAACGGGACATGGTTCTGCCTTCTTCTCTTTAGAGATGAGCGAGCAAGAGCTTGTGAATAGATATGTGTCATCCTGCTCAGATAAAAAACTGTTAGAGATTCAAATGGGATGTCTTTCTAGTGATGATTTTTCAAGCGTTCAAAAAGCCTTTGAAACACTTAAAAAGCTTCCCATCTATATCGATCAAAAAAGTTTTACTCTTCCCGAGATACGTAGGGAGGTGCGCCGCCATAAGAGAGAAAGCGATATTCATCTTGTTGTTATTGACTACTTGCAGCTCATTGTTTCTAAGGGATCAGACAGAAAGGTCAGCCGCTATCTAGAAGTTTCAGAGATTTCAAGAGGATTAAAACTTCTCGCTAAGGAATTTGATGTCACGATTCTCTGCTTATCACAGCTCTCCAGGGAATCAGAAAAGCGCCAGGGAAAATCTCCACAACTCTCAGATCTTAGGGACTCGGGTTCTATAGAGCAAGATGCAGACGTAGTCATGCTCCTTAGTCGCTTAGGAAGCGTATCAAAGTTGGCCGTGTCTAAAAACCGTCACGGACATACGGGAGTTATAGATCTATATTTTGAGGGGAGCACAGTTAAGTTTAAGGATCAATACGGGAAGTTATGATGGAAAATGAAGAGATTATTGAACGGGTTCTAAATAGGAAAAATATAAAACTTCTTGAGATTGAAAAAATAGAAGATGTCGAGGAGATTGTTTATACGATTATGACCGAAGCTTTTATAGAGATGGGAGAGCAAGAAGACGAAATCGCTAAAAACAATACCCCATTTTCTAGATGGATTAAAGAAACAGCACTCAATGGATACCTGCATCGTGGAGGAATCCACTTAAGGCATATCAATAAGATCAAAACTGAACTCTTTGTTTTCAATAATGAAGAAGGAAAACCTCTTTGCATTTTTGAGGTGGGAAAGGATTCTGACGTTACTTATGAATATAGTGGTTTTCTTTTAAAAAAGATGCCGCCGTGGTCGCTAAAAATTCCTGGCTATATGGTGCTCTATCGGAAGATGGAGGGCAAGGGAGAGGGAGAACGTCCGATTGTAAACTTCCGCGTTAGAAAGTTTACACCCATAGAAAGGTTTGTTGGAGACTTTAGCCCCAGAGAGTTTGCGGGATTCTTGACATCGACAGTCACTTTTTTAAGAAAGAAACATGAAAGAGAGGAGGAGCAATGCAAGATTTAAATGTTAGTGATCTTTCCTTTGAAGATATCCGCAAAAAAATAGAAATCCACATCAAGCAAAAAGAGGAAGAGATAATGTCTCTCCCATGCTGTGCTTGGCAATATAAAGAGGAGAATATGGAATGAAAGAAGAATTGAATACTTCCTGGGTAGGCAAAGAGTCTCCATCAAGAGGAATGCTCGTTCAAGAAAAGTCTGGAGAAAACTTAGAGTTAAAAATCAATCCAGAGTTTGAAAGGTTTATTCCTCCCCTTAGCGAGCAAGAGCTTTTCATTCTTAAACAGAGTCTATGGAAAGAAGGCTGCCGCGATGCTCTTATCACCTGGAGAGGAACGATCCTCGACGGGCATCATCGCTACAAATATTGCAAAGAGAAAGGATTGCCTTTCAAGGTAATCGAGAGAGACTTTTCTACTGAAAAAGAAGCTCGCATCTGGATGATCATTAATCAGCTTGGGCGTAGAAATGTTATCGACTTTGTCCGTGGAGAGATGGCACTAGAACTTAAGAAACTTTTGAGAGAGGTGGCTGAAGAAGCTTCAAAGTCTCACTTGAAGCAGTTCCAAGTCATTGATAATAAAGAGTCCACCGAGTGTCAAAATTTTGACACTCGGAGAAATAAAACGATGGAAGAAAAAAACAGAGACAGGGTGGATGCTCAAATCGGTAATGTTGCTAGGCTTTCTAGGGAGCAAATCCGAAGGATAGAGTTTTTAAAGGAAGAAGCTACTCCTGAAGATCTGCAAGAACTTCGTAGTGGTGGTAAGAGTATTAACAAAAAATATACGGAGATCGTGAAGAAGCAACGCCAATCAGCCCTCAAAGCCACAGAGTTTCCTAGCGGCAAATACCGAGTAATCTATGCAGATCCTCCATGGGACTATGGGAAGGGAGTTCAAGAAGATAATGGAGCCGAAGAACATTATCCCGTGATGTCGCTAGACTCCTTATGCGAAATGCCAATCCACGAAATAACAGATGAGAATGCCGTACTTTTTATCTGGGTAACAACTCCGATGCTTATCAAAGCGCTAGAGGTAATCGAAGCCTGGGGTTTTGAATACAAGAGCATGTTCATCTGGGATAAAGTAAAGCACAACATGGGCTACTACAACTCCGTGCGTCATGAGCTATTACTCATATGCACAAAAGGCTCTTGCACACCAGATGAGGCCAAACTTTTTGATTCTGTTCAATCGATAGAAAGAAAACGCCATTCAGAGAAGCCTGAAGAGTTTAGGCAGATCATTGAGAGACTATACAAATATGGAAATAAACTAGAGCTATTTGCTCGCAAACAAACAGAGGGCTGGAATGTCTACGGAAATGAAGTTTAAAGAAGAAACCGAAAACTATGAAAAGAATAAGAAGTCAGCAGAAATATTTGAAGACTTTTGCAGCTGTGTGATGATGAAAAGGCTTGGCATTCCACTTGTAAACTTCAAATCGAAAAAGCTTCAGTTTATGGGGTTTGAAAACTACCAAGGAATAGAAATCAAATATCAACCGCGGTTTAAAAACCAAGAGAACCGAGGGTTGTACGTTGAGGTTGGAGAAAAGAGACACGAGAAAAATAAAAATTATATTCCTAGCGGAATCATGAGAAACGATAAAGCATGGCTATTTTTGATGGGAAACTATGAAACACTTTATTTGCTAAGTAAAAAAGTCCTGCAATCTGTTTACAAAGATACCTATAAAGAAAAAACCAAAGATTATTCTACCTCTCAAGGATTTAGATTACCTATTGAAAAAGCAGATGAGTGTTGTGAGCTCAAGCTAGAAAACTTGAAAGAAGATTTTCCCAATCTAATCCCAGAAAGTTTCTATGAAGATTTAAAACCTATTCCAAGGTTGAAAGAAATAAAGAAAGAACACACAAACAACCAACAAGGAGGAAACCATGAAGGTTGATAAAGCAGAAGAAAAAAGACTTCTCCGTGAGGAGATGCGCAATAACGTGTTGATCCCTCAGGGGAAAGTAGATGACTATAATATCGCCTTGATTCGTAAGGGGTTTAGTCTTGATTACCCAGAGAGGGTGCCGATTTCTATCTCTCGTAGATTAGATAATCTGCTCCGAAACTTTTCACATGCGTGTAAGGAAATGCCATCACAAAGGCTAGAGGCCTTTTTTGATAAGCATGGGCTATATGATTTTTTAGAGGCATATGCCCAAAGAAAGCCATCAGCCGATCTTCATGCTATTCGTTGGCATTATTCCCTGGGGATGATTTCAGAAAAGCAGGCTATGAGATTTGTAAAACGTCTTTATGAACAAAAAGCAGCATAAGGAATATCAATATGAGCAATAGAATGACAGTCTATGGCTTTCTTGGCAAAGATGCTGAGTTCAAGGAAGTCAATGGCAAGCGCATTATGGAGCTAAGCATCGCTAGCAATCATAAGGTAAAGGGTGATGATGTCACCGTTTGGCGTAAGATAACCTTTTGGGATGATAGCCACCGCAATATAGAAAAGTATCTGAAGAAGGGCTCTGCATTGATTATCAGTGGAGAGGAGCTTCCTCCTACTATCTATAATGGCAGCGTTCAGCTGACAATGACGGGCAAAGACATCATGTTCAGCCCGTTTGGAAAAGCATCCAAGGATAAGAAGGATAAAGAAGCTTCACAAGCAGAGGCGCAGCCTGCTAAGGAAGAGGAGCGCTTACCAGGTTTGCCACCGTGCTGAGCCGGAAGAAACTAACTAGCTCACTTATGTGGGCTAGTAATCTATTAATAAGAATAACAAGGAGATTATTATGGGAAGTGGAAGAAGATTCGAGACAATTGCTAAAGGAGAATCACCAAGATTTGTATTGAGCGATCCTGTCGAAAAGAACTGGGATCTATATCAAGACGCAGTAGAAATGCATCCTGAGAAGGTACACCAGCTCAAGCTTAGGTATGATCAGTATCTCAAGACACTGACACACTATAGCAAGGAGCAGCTAGGGACAGAAGAAGATCCGACGATTGAGTTTCCTGTGTCGAAGTGAGAGGGTGAACAACGTTCAAAAAAACCTTCAATCACACGCTCACGTGGATTAAAATAAAGATTTGATAATCGGGCTGTCATGTTGAGGTATACGCTAACTGGGCAGTCTTGGTTGACACAATTTCTGTCAGACTATGATTGTTTTAGAATTAGTTGACACATGACTTGATGTGCTCTTAGACCCCAACATGACACCTACTACAAGATATAGTATGTTCGAAAGGAAGTTCTTTTGAATCTCTTAGGGTCATATTCCCCATAGCTTGCTATGAAATAGTCTAAAG